TGTTTACCTCCATAAACGCCAAGCCCACCCCGACGATCATGGAATCAATACTGGTTCCAAAAGCAGTCAAAACCGTCATCCATAGGCTTTCCTGTTTGCTTTCGCGCACATCTTCCGCCTCGCCGGACAACCCTTCGCGCATCATTTTCAGACCCAGTCCGCCCAACAGGACAAAAGCCACCCAATGGTCTCATTCGCTGATAAACGGCTTGGCATAAAAACCGCCTACCCAGCCCGCCAGCGGCATGAACGCTTCAACCGTACCGAACACCAAAGCCGTTGCTGCAATTTTGCGCGGGGCATCCTGACCGCCGCACCCTTTGCCAGCGCGACGGCAAACGCATCCATCGACATTCCCAGCGCAACCAAGAGCAAAGCGTAAAGACTCATACCGCACCCATCCTTAAAAAGGGCGGATTATAACAAAACAGCAAAGCGCGAAAAACGCCGCACGAAAACCCGCATCCCGTTATTCCCGCAAAAACAAAAAATCAAAAACAGAAATCCCGTCATTCCCACGAAAGTGGGAATCCAGCCCCGTCGGCACGGAAACTTATCGGATAAAACGGTTTCTTTAGATTTTACGTTCCGGATTCCCACTTTCGCGGGAATGACGCGGAAAAGTTTTCGTGCCGGTTTGAACCGGTGGGGATGGTGCGGGAATGACGGGATATTTTGCGTTTATAGTGGATTAACAAAAATCAGGACAAGGCGAGGCAACGCCGTACCGGTTTAAATTTAATCCACTATAATAAAAAACGCCCACTGAAACGGCGGGGCGAGGTGTGGAAATGCCGTCTGAAACGGTCAAACGACGTTTCAGACGGCATTTTTATGCCCGGTTATTTCCGGTATCGGACGGCGCGGGACAGGATTTCTTCAATTTCCATCCACATAATGCCCCCTTACAGCAAACCGGCCTGACCCAGTGCGGGATCGGTCGCGCGGGCGGCTTGTGCGTCTTCGACGGTCAGTCCGAGGGCTTTGGCTACGCCTTCACCGTATGCCGGGTCGCAACGGTAGCAGTTGCGGATATGGCGGTATTTGATGAAGTCGGGCGCATCGCCCATGGCTGCGGCGGTGTTGTCAAACAAAGCCTGTTTCTGCGCGTCGTTCATCAGGTTGAACAAGGCGCGCGGTTGGCTGAAGTAGTCGTCATCGTCTTGGCGGTAGTCCCAGTGTGCCGCGTCGCCGTTGATTTTCAAAGGCGGTTCGGCGAAGTCGGGTTGTTGCTGCCATTGGCCGAAGCTGTTGGGTTCGTAGTGCGGCAGGCTGCCGTAGTTGCCGTC